AGTAGTAAGATTACCAGAACCAAAAAAAGAATACACAGAAGATAACCAAAGACAAATTAACAGAGCTTTGGCTTCTGTAGTGGAACAATTAAACTCTACATTTTTAAGACAACAAAAAGAAGACCAAGAACGATTTACTTGGTTAGGATTAGGTTAATGGCAAATATATATTTAAACAAAAAAGCAAGTTTAACAACTACAGACTTAACTACACTTTATACAGTGCCATCTAATGCAAGAGCAATTGTTAAATCTATAAATGCTGCAGAAGACGCTGCAGGTTCAGCAGTTGTAAAAGTAACTTTAACTAATGCATCAGGCACAGCTTTTGTAATAGATAACGATGTTAGTTTAACCTCTGGTCAAAAGGAACAAGTATTAACAGAACCCTTGATCATGGAGGAAAGTGAAATATTAAAAGTACAAGCAACTAGTGGTAATGTAGATGTTGTTGCATCAGTATTAGAAATCAACAGGGAGGACAGATAATGCCGTTTGTAGAAACAGAAGCTTCTGTAAGGTATGAAATAATAGATGGTAAAAGAGTGCCTGTTATTACACCTAAATCAGAAGTTACATTAACAAACACTGTAACAGGAAAAGAGTACATGTCTGATGCAGAAGCTATGCAGGATGTACAAAATCCTAATAGTTCTACGCAATCTGAGCACATCAGAAGAGATGTAAAAGTAACTGTAGAGTCAATACCTTTAGGTACGGCTACTAATATCAGTGATTGACGAGGACTAAAAAAACAAGTAAAATGTAAGATACTGCATATATCAAGCGTTGCAGCCTTGCATTTCACTACATTAATTAGAGACATATTATGGGATTATTTAAAAAAGTATTCAGACCAGTTCGTAAAGTTTTAAAGAAAATTATACCTAAAGAAATTAGGCCAGCATTACCTTATATAGCAGCGTCTTTTGGACCAGCAGGTTTAGCAGGAACAAAATTTGCGTCGCTAAATCCAGCTTTTCAAAAAGCATTAATTGCCGGAGCCACAGCAGCAGCAACTGATGAAGATGCAAATATTTTAAGAACAGCAGCATTGGCTGCAGCACCAGATGCATTGTCTCAAGGTTTAGGAAATGTAGCAGGAAGAATAGATCCTAATCTTATAGCTGATTCTGATAGTTTTGTTCAAATAGGAGACAAAGCTGCAAAGGCAGCAGGTGCATTATCAAGAGCATCTGAAGGAATTAAAGGAGCTAGTGCATTAAAAACAATTGGTGCACAAACAGCAATAGATCAATCTGCAAAATTTGCAGAAATTAGACAAAAAGAATTAGATGAGTACAATAGAAATTTAAGAGAACAAGGTGTACTAGATAAAACAAAAAGAAGAACAGCAATATATAATATTTACATAAACGCAGGTTATGAACCTGAATATGTAAACAGTATGTTAGACAGATATGGATATGAACAGGGTGGTATAACTCAACTAAAAAGAAGTTTAAGAAATAGACGAACTGTTCCTAACATGACAGCGGCAATGAAAAAATTCTATGGTATAGAGGACGAAGAAGAAGAAAAAAAAGTTCCAAAACCAAAACCTCCAGTTATTGAACTTGAAGAAGGAGAGGAGATAGAAGTAGACAATAAAGGTGGTAGCGTTATTAGATCTAAGGAAGAACCTGATTTTGTAGAGGCTATGTTAGCTGCTAAATCTGGAGTTGAACAAGCTTTTGGTATACCATTTGGTGGTATAGAACCAGCAGAGTTTAAAAGATTTGCTAGAGGTGGTGAAGTAGAAATAGAAGAAGAAACAGAAGATCTAGGTATTATAGATTTTATGAAAGATCAAGGTATACCTTATGGTGAGATGGCATCTCATGAAGGAAATGAAAGACTGTTAGAACAACTTTACGAAGAGTTTTTGGATATGGGTTTATCTCCAGCAGATGCAGCTAAGGCAGCTAGAGAAGCTTTTGATAGAATGAGTAGCAAACCTAGAGAAGGTATTATGCAAATGGCAAAGAGTGACATAGAAGACATGTACGAGCAATATGTTTTTGAAATGGAAGAAATGGGAGTAACACCTATGTCTTTTTCAGAATTTGTAGCTAGAGAAAAAGCTGGTATGAAAGATGGTGGTAAAGTAAGAAGAAGAAAAAAAGGTGAACCAATGGACGATGATGATAAAAAACCAGGACCATCACTATTTCCTAAAGTTCCAAAAGGAAATTTTTTTTTAGATAAAATGCCAAAACCTAAAAGAAGAGAGGGTATTTTAGAAGTAGCTAATGGTGGTGAAGTATTAGATCCTCAAAGCTTACCATTTCCATTTTTTATGGAAGGGGGCAGACCAAGTAGCACTAAACCAGGTTTAGATTATTATGATCAAGATCAGGGTAGTAAAGGTATGATGAGAAAAAGAAAAAAGAAAAAAAGAGAAGAAAAAGCTGATGGCGGTATAATGGAAAAAGATATGAGAGGTGGAGGATTTATACCAGAGGGTTCTAAAGAGAGAGCTGATGATGTACCAGCAAGATTAAGTAAAAATGAATTTGTAATGACTGCAGATGCAGTTAGAGCAGCAGGTGGGGGAAGTGTTAACAAAGGCGCAAAAAGAATGTATGATATGATGTATCGTCTGGAAGGAAAAATATAATGGCAGAAACAATAACACGACAGTATAGAGAACCATTTGTAGAATCAGCTGGAATGGGGATTACAGATAGAGGGTTAGCTCTTCTTAAAGATCCTATTCCTACAGCCACATATACAGGCAGACAGTTTGTACAAGATCAATCAGCTTTAGAACAACAAGCAACAGCAGCCGCAGCAGGCTTAGATAGTTTAGTAGGACCCGACGCATACAAACAATTCATGTCACCATATCAGCAAGAAGTTATTGATACTTCACTTGCAGCTATGGATAGAGAACAACAAAAAGGCATTGCATCTTTAAGACAAAGAGCAGCACAAGCTGGAGCTTTTGGTGGTGGTAGAGAAGCAGCATCATTGGGTGAATATCAAGCAACAGCAGATATAGCTAGAGCTGCACAAGAAGCACAATTAAGACAACAAGGATTTCAACAAGCAAGGGCGGCAGCTGCAGCAGACTTAGCAGCAAGACAAGGTTTAGGACAATTTCAACAAGCAATAGGCGCACAACAAAGACAATTAGATCAAGCTAAATTAGCAGCAGACCAAGAAGCAGCTAGAGAAGCAGCGTTTGCAGACTACACACAATTAGGATTAATTGGACCACAATTAGCATCAGTTATCGGTGGATTCCCAGCAGCGACACAAGTTCAATCAACACCTCCACCAAGTGCTACACAACAATTATTAGGATTAGGTATTGGTGGTGCAGGATTAGC